GGCGTGCGCGCGTGCGCGAGTTGAGGCTGCCCAAGCCTATGACGATAAAGCCCTGGAGACCCTGGAGAACGCCGACAAGGAAACCATCTCGGTAGCCCGTGAAGTAGCAGCCCATTACCGCTGGCGTGCCAAAGCAGCCAATCCCAAGCGCTATGGCGATCGCACTACCGTGCAAGGTGACAGTGAAAGCCCGGTTGAACACCGTGTGCGAATCAGCTTTGTGGACGGCAAACCGTGAGCGCAGTCCCAGCAGTAATGCTCAAGCCGGATGGCGGTGTGCTCGACATCCGGTTTCCAAGCAAGCTCAAACCCTTGTTTGCGCCCAGTCGCTACAAGGTGCTCCATGGTGGCCGCGGGGGTGCCAAATCCTGGTCAGTGGCCAAGGCTTTGCTGCTGATGGCATCCGGTGCGGAGCCACTGCGCATCCTGTGCGCGCGCGAAGTGCAGAAGTCCATGAAGGATTCGGTACACCGGTTGCTGTCGGACCAGGTTGAAGAACTTGGACTGGCACATTTCTTCATCGTGCTCGATACTGAAATCCGCGGCAAGAACGGCAGCCTGTTCCTGTTCTGCGGTTTGCAATCGCACACGGTTGATTCGATCAAAAGTTACGAGAGCGTGGACCGCTGCTGGGTCGAGGAGGCCCACGGGGTTTCAAAGCGCAGCTGGGATGTGCTGATCCCCACGATCCGCAAACCCGATTCAGAAATCTGGTTGACCTTGAATCCGGACATGGATACCGATGAGACCTATGTCAGGTTCATTGCGGCACCCAGTCCTGATACCTGGCTGTGCGAGGTCAACTGGCGTGACAACCCCTGGTTTCCGGAAGTCCTGGAGCAAGAGCGCGTCAAGGCGCAGGCACGTGACCCTGAAAGCTATGAGCACATCTGGGAAGGCAAACCGCGCCGGGTGGCGGAAGGTGCCATCTACCGCCACGAGATCGATGCCGTGTTCAAGGATGGCCGGGTCAGACTGGTTCCGTATGACCCCATGCTGCCAGTGCACACCGTTTGGGATCTGGGCTGGAACGATGCCATGACGATCATCTTTGTGCAGCGCACGCCCATGGATGTGCGCTTGATCGATTACATCGAGGACAACAACCGCACGCTGGACTGGTACGTTGCCGAGTTGGAGCGGCGTCCCTACCGCTTCGGCACGGACTACATCCCGCATGACGGCAGGACCAGAAACTTTCAGACTGGCAAAAGCACTGAAGAACTGCTGGGTGAGCTCAAGCGCAAAACCCATGTCCTGCCCCAGACCAGCGTGGAAGAAGGCATCAAGGCAGCCCGACTGCTCTGGCCACGCTGCTATTTCGATCAGGGCAAGACAGCGCGTCTGCTGGAATGCCTGAAACGCTACCGGCGCGATGTCAATCAGGCCACCAATGAGCCCGGCGCCCCGCGGCATGACGAATATAGCCATGGCGCGGATGCCTTTCGGTATCTGGGCCAGGCCATTGATCTGATGAGCAATGCATCGAACGATGCTATTGGCGCCTTCAAGCAACGAACCCGCAGTTGGAGGTAGCCATGCATCTGTCACCCATTCTGTCGCCCCATGGTGAACCGGTCTTTGCGGTCGGGCACCGGCATTCCTGGAAGCAGGCTACCCGCAAGGGTTTCAATGTCTCGCTGGAATGGATCGGCGAGGGAAAGAAATCACAACCCTGCCTGTGCATCTGGGCGGCGACCAATGTGTTCCTGCAAGGGTATTCAGATTCAGGTGTCTGGGTCATCGGCCGGCGTGCCATTACCGAGTTTGTTGGGTTCAATGCCGATGGCACCTGCACCGGCAACCCCAGCCCGCATTGCTTTCGGGAAGCCAGAGAAGCGCTGGTGGTCATGGGCAAGGACAGAAATGACAGGCAAGCTTTGCACGCCCTGTGTGAGGTGGTGATCACCTTTGCGCCCGACCTGGTTCTGATGCCAGTCACGCCACGACACATCCGGCTTGATCTGGAAAGCCAGAAGATGTGGGAGATTGTTGCCACTGACAAGCACACCGGCAAGGGATTGATGGAGGCGCTGGTATGAAGGCCCCCACCATGAAGATGGATGACGCATCCGTGCGCGCACGCCATGACAAGCGCAAGAGCTGGTTTCTGGCGGAAGCATCACGGCAAGCATCGAACCGGGCCATGATGGCCAAGTGCGAGGGTTTCTATGACGGTACCCAGTGGGAACACGAAGATGCAGAACGGGTGCGGGAGCGCGGTCAGAACCCGGTTGTGTTCAATGAGGTCAAGCCAACGATTGACTGGCTGATTGGCACCGAGCGCAAGAGCCGTGTGGACTTCGTGGTGGTGGCTGCCGATGAGGGTGAGGCTGCCAGCGACGATGCGACGCTCAAAACCAAGCTGCTGAAATACCTGGACGACGCCAATCGGGCAGTTTTTGAGCGCTCCTATGCGATTGAAGATGCCTTCAAGGCAGGTCTTGGCTGGATGGAAGTGGGCTTGCGGGGTGATCCGTCCGGGCCGCCGATCTACATTGGTGCTGAATCCTGGCGCAACATCCTCTATGACAGCCAGGGCTCCAAGCGTGATCTGTCAGATGCGCGTTACCTGTTTCGTATCAAGGTGGTGGACCGGGATGTGGCCGAAGCACTGTTCCCGAATAAGAAGGTCCAGATCGACCGCTGCGTGCAGACGGGTGACGATGTCACGATCTTCAGGGACTGGCTCGGTGGATCCGGTCTTCTGGCTGGTATGGATTCTTTCAATCCCGGCAATGGCGATGAACTGGACTACATGACGGCACGGCCGGTTGATCTGTTCAATCCCAGAGAGCGCATTCTGCTAATCGAGTGCTGGAGCCGGGAGCCCCAAGCCCAGATGCATCCCGTTACCGGCATGGCTGATGGAGTGAGCTGGCGCATGTGCTGTGCGGTGATGACCGAGAAAGATACCTTGATCGAGGCCTGGAGCCCGTTCAAGCACGATCTGTTTCCGTTCATTCCGGTCTGGGCCTATCGGAACAAGCGCACCGGCATGCCGTATTCGCCGATCCTGCCGCTCTTGGGGCCGCAGGAAGCACTGAATCACCGGATGAGCCGCAGTCTGTACGAGGCCAGTGCCAACCAGATCAAGATGGAAGTCGGCGCCATTGATGCGGAAGTCATGGACCTGGCCGAGATCAGACGGGAGTTGGATGCACCGGACGGAACGGCGGTCTTTGCCAATGGCGCTCTGTCGGGTGGCAAGGTGCAGGAGCGCGGCAACGAGAGCAGGGCCCAGTTTCAGCTGCAGATGGCGCAGAACGACAGTGCGTCAATTCGCAATATGTCGGGCGTGAATGCCGACAACATGGGACGAAATTCGAATGTGATCAGCGGCAAAGCTGTGATGGCCAAGCAGGAGCAGGGCAGTTTGCTGACCATGGAGCTGTTTGACAACCTGTTGTTTGCACGGCAGATGGAAGGCGAGATCACGCTGAGCCTGGCAGAGCAGTTCCTGACGCAGCCCTTGACGATCAGGGTCGCCCATGAAGGCAACAAGTACGACTACGCCAAGCTGAATCAGCCGCAGGACGACGGCAGCTTCCTGAATGACATCACCCAGCGCAAGGCCAGTTTCGTGATTGGCGAGCAGGCCTGGAAGCTGTCTTATGCCGAAGCAGCGTTTGACTCCCTGATGCAGGTGCTGTCGCAATTGGCGTCTTCTGCACCCCAGGTGGTGGTGGGCATGCTTGATGTCGTGTTTGAGATGCACCCCAATTTGCCACGCAAGAAAGCGATTCTGGAGCGTATCCGCCAGGTCAATGGACAGTCTGACCCGGATGGCAAGGAAACACCGGAGCAGCAAGCGGCCAAGCAACAGCAGCAACAGGTGGCACAGGCCCAGTTCGAGGCGCAGATGGCGCAGATCAAGGCCAGCATCCGCGAGTCGGAAGCCAAGGGAGAAAAGCTTGAAGCTGAAGCCATGGCCAAGCGGCTGGAGGGCTTGTACATGAGTGCGCAGGCAGCCCAGGTGCTGGCCGTGGCGCCGGGCATCACGCCGATTGCGGATGAATTGCTGAAGGCCGCGGGCTTTCAGGATTCGAATGCGCCGGGGCCGGTGATTGATCCGGCGGTGGCGCGGGACAACGTGACGGCAGCGGCGCCAGGCATGACGACAACTATTCCGCCGGCGCAGCAGGCTGATGGGGTGATGGCTGGCATTCAGACGCCGCGCGCTGATGGTGTGCAAGCGCCAGTTGCAGCAAACCCAACCCCAACTTTTTAAACCAACCTTGAAGGAATGAAGATCATGAGCCTTGTAGCAACACCCAC